CTCTTCTAATTCCCCCGAACCAGCCTGAACCAGCGGGATTGGGCGAGAAACCGCAGGTAGATGGCATGATTGGGCGGGATGAGCCCCGGTTGGTGACGCGTGTCCCTGACGGTTCTTCCTACGGTGATCAGATTGTGGCTTGGTCTCAGCGTGTGATCGGTTTGAAGTTGATGGGATGGCAGGCTCGTGCGGTGCGCGACGCTTTGACCGTGGATGCCGATGGTGCGTTCGTCTTCCGTGAAGCGTTGATCTCTACGGCCCGTCAGCAAGGCAAGTCCATCCTCATGAAGTCGGTGGCGGGCTGGTGGGCAACAGAGTTCGCCGCTCTTCGCAAGGAGCCCCAGTCGGTCGTCATTGTTGCTAACCAGAAGAAGCGAAGCATGGCTCTCTTCCGTGATCTTGCTCGAGAGATGGAAGGGCGCATCGAGATGAAGGTGCGATGGCAGAACGGTGATGAGCGCATTGACTTCCCAGACGGATCATCCATCTCGGTGATCGCCGCATCGGAACACGCCCACGGTGGCTCATACGATTGCATCCTCATTGACGAGTTATGGGACATTAAAGCGGAGGTGATCTTCACTGCGTTGCGCCCGTCTCAGATTGCCAAGACGAATCCGATGATGCTCATGTTCAGCACCGCTGGGGATCTGTCCTCAACGGCCATGATCCAACTGCGCTCTCAGGGCATCGCCGCCATTGACTCAGGGAAAGACACCGCGTTCTATCTCGCCGAGTGGTCACCGCCACCCGGAGTCAGCGTGGAAGATCGGCAGTGGTGGCCGTGGGCGAACCCAGCACTCGGCACCACGATTACCATGAAGGCTCTTGAGTTAGCGTTTGACTCACCAAACCGACAAGCGTTCATCCGAGGCCATCTGAACTTGTGGATTGCCTCGTCTGAGGCGTGGCTCCCGCTCACAGTTTGGGATCGGCAGCACACCGCCGAACTAATGCCCACAGGCGGTCACCTTGTCATTGACTCATCGCTTGACGGCTCCAGATATGTCGGCATCAGGGCCGCCATGTCGGAAGGCCATGTCATCGTAGAGACTGCGTTCAGCGTGGATTCCGAGGCGCAGATGTGGGGCGAAGTCGTGCGCATCATGGCAGACCCGAAGATCATGCTTGGTGTCACCCCATCGCTGGAGATTCACACACCGCCAGATCTACGGCGACGCATGACCATTGTCGGCTACGCGGAATTGATCAAGTGGACTGCGATGGCGCGCTCGATGATCGTGGAGGATCGTGTGAGACACACGGGCGACATTGGTCTCGCTGAACACATGGCGCGCGCGGTTTCCGTCAAGACGAATCAGGCCATCGTTCTCAGTTCGCAGAAGTCACCCGGGCCCATCGAGTTGGCTCGGTGCGCAGTGTTCGCGATCGCGCTCGAGTCACGCCCAGCGATCCGAAACAAACCCCAAATTATCTTTGCGAACTGACTTAACACAGACCTCAGAATGTGGGAGAGTCCGTCTGTGGCACTATTCAGCAACAAGAAGCAGACACCCTCCTTCACACACGCGCCGCTTCAAGCAGCCGCCGGGAGTGCCGCGCAGGTGGGTCAGTTCTACTCGTACTCTGTCGGGGCGAGCACAGAACTGGCCCTCTCCTGCGCAACAGTCGCACGCGCCACACAGATGATCATCTCAATGGTCGGATGTCTCCCGCTCCGCCACTACACCAAACAGTGGACAGGGGAACGGTACGAGAAGATCTTCATGGAGAATGAGGCGTGGATGGATCAACCAGATCCGAAGTCCACCATGAACTTCCTCATGTCAAACACGGCGATGGACATAATGATGCGCGGCCGAGCATTCTGGTTTGTGACAAGTAGGTCATCGGCGACAGGTCGCCCGCTCTCCTTCCAATGGTTGCCAGCCAATATGGTCACCACGAATGACCAGTCTGGGCCCCAGTATTATGGCCAGTCCAACCAAGTAATGTTTAACGGTGTCCAACTGCCGACAGAAGATGTGATCCAGTTCATCAGCGGTGTTCAAGGATTCCTGTTCACTGGCGCACGCACAATCACCACGGCCTTGAAACTTGATCAGGCCGCTGAACGCTTCGCAGTAAACGAGATCGCAGCGGGCTGGTTGCAAGTCGGCGATAACGCTGAACAGATGTCAGCCGAGGATCTTGGTGAACTCGCCGCATCATGGCGACAAGCAAGGCAGACAGGAGCCATTGGCGCACTATCGGGATCTGTGTCATTTCACGAATTTACGAGCGATCCGAACAAACTTCAACTATTGGAGTCGCGACAATACAGTTCACTTGAGGTGTCTCGACAGGTCGGTGTGCCTCCTTACCTTCTCGGCATCGGGATCAGCGGATCGTTCACATATCAGAACGCTCAACAAGCCCGCCAAGATCTTTACCTCTTCGGAGCGAAGCAGATCCTTGATGTTATTCAGACGACTTTAAGCATGATCAATGTGATGCCACGGAATCGCTTCGTGGAGTTTGATGTTGATGCTTACCTGTACGAGAACCATCTCGCCGAGGTTCCAGTGGAGCCACAAGTAGAAGAAACGGTGTCAATGACATGATCAGATTCAACGCTCAACTCGTAACGCTTGACGCGTCAGCAGACGAGACTCAACCATCGCGCACCATCACGGGGCTCGCAGTTCCGTGGGATGTTGTCGCCAATCTCTCTGGTGATGTCGGCCCAGTGAAGTTCTTGAAGGGTTCCATCTCTGTTGATGGCCCGATGCCGAAGCTCTTGGAGTTCCATGACGACACTCGAGTGATCGGTCGTGTCACTGAGCGTGTGTCCACCGACGATGGTCTCATGTTCGTCGCAACGCTGAGCAAGACGAGAGCCGCAGATGACGCGCTCGCGCTTCTCGCAGATCAATCCATCTCGGCGGTGTCCATCGGAGCGGTACCGCTCAAGTTCAAGCGCGTTGATGGTGTCATGGAAGTTAGCGAAGCGCGCATGATTGAACTGTCACTCGTCTCCTTCCCGGCATACGCCGACGCAGAGATTCAGTCTGTCTATGCCTCGGCAGAAGACGAAGAAGAAATACCAGAAGAAGAAACCCCACCACAACCATCCGAGGAGGATGAAACCATGTCAGAACAAACCACAGTTGAAGCCGCCATCGCGACTCAGCCAATCTACGCAACCGCAAAACAAGAGTTCAAGATGCCCTCAGCAGGCGAATGGATGGCCGCACAGTTCGCAGGTGGCTCAGTCGCCGCCGAGTTCAACGCTCGCCTACGCGCCGCCGCTCCCTCAGTGACCACGGGAGACCTCGATGGAATTATGCCGACCCCGATTGTTGCGCCAATTTATTCGGGGATTCAGGGCTTGCGCCCAGTCGTTGATGCGATCGGTGCTCGCGCCATGCCAGCAGGAGGCAAGGTGTTCATCGTTCCAAAAATTACGACCCATACCTCAATCGGTGGGCCCGAAACACAGAACACCACAATCACCGCTGGACAGTTCATCGTTGATGATGTCCAAGTCACAAAGGGAATCTACGGTGGCTATGTCCAACTGTCAGAAGCCTCGATTGATTGGTCAGACCCCGAAGTACTCGGAGCCTTGTTAGAAGACCTAAGCAAGAAGTACGCATTGTTCACCGACGATGTAGCGGCCGACGCATTGCTGACAGGTACGACTCAGGCCACTGGCAATGTGGCTCCAACCGATCCAGCCGACTGGGTGGCCAAGATCTACGCTTGCGCCAACACCATCCTCAGCAGTGGCAACTACCTCCCAGATCATCTCTTTGTATCTGGCGATGTATTCGCGCAATTGGGAACGCTCTCGGACACTTCGGATCGCCCGTTGTTCCCACAGGTCGGCCCGATGAACGCGTTCGGAACAATGAACGCTGCCTCACGCGAATCCATCGTGTTCGGACTTCGCCTTATAGTGGACACCAACTTCGCCGACAAGACCACGATCGTCGGAGCGGCCGCCACTGGTGCTTTCCGTTGCTACGAGCAACAGAAGGGCGCGATCGTTGCCGACATCGGTTCAGGAGCCTCAACCCTCTCACGCGATGTGGCGTTCCGTGGATACTTCGCACCGATCATGATTGATGCGAACCAGTTCATGAAGATCCCACAAGCCTGATCCCACTGAGATTCTGAGAGCCTGAACCATGTCCACATTCACTGTCACACATCAGCAGATCACTGACAATGTGGCCGTGGTTCAGACTCTCGAGTCCACCGACATTCTCGTCGGACAAGAGATCACACTCTCAGGATGCGACGCATCCATCAACGGTGTCCACACCGTCTTCCAGATACCGATCTACTACTTCACAGGAGTGGACGCGACTGGTGATTACATGTTCAACGATCAGATCCTCTTCAAGAATCAGATCCTCTTCCAACTTGTAGATGACAACATCCAGCGGTCGGCCGTTGATCCCGTTGGTTCACTCCAGTGGACTACACCGACAGAGTGCGAATGGTGCGATGTCGCCGACCTCACCGAGTTCCTCGGCATCACGGGCGCAACTGCGAACGACACCAGTTTCATGACGACATCAGTGAACGCGGCGAATGCGTACTGTTTCAAGCGAAGGTCTCAAGCGGGCTACAAAGATGATTTGGTCAATGTTCCCGATGCGGCCGTTCTCGCCGGGACTGTGCTCATGGCCGCTTCGCTTTACCGTGAACGCGGAAGCATTGACTCCTTCAACTCATTCCAAGACATGACGATCTCCGCACCTGTGGCGAGCATGGGAAGAATCAACTCGCTCCTCGGAATCAAGAGAGCGCAAGTGGCATGACATGGCGGGCCTCTTCACAGATTCAATTGACACGCTCTCGGCATCCCTCAGCGCGCTCGGACTCGTACCAGTCACCGATCCGCGTAATGCGCGACCTCTCACCGTCTTCGTTGAACTCCCCACATTCACAAACTGGTCAAGCAAGATCGCCGATGTCACCATCACACTTCGAGTCCTCGGCGCACCTCCATCCAACTCAGACGCGACCAACTACATTCTCGGAATCGTGGATCAGATAATGGATTCAGAGATAGCAGTGATCTCGGGCCAGCCGACAGTCGCCCAGATCGGTTCAACAGAACTTCCCGCCTACGACCTACTCATCAAAATCAGCGCATCGCGCTAACCAACCAAAGGAAACCAACATGGCAATCATCTATCAAGGGGATGCGAACATCCTCATCGGCGCAACTTCTATCAGTCTGAATTGTAGTAATGTCACCGTGGAAGTCGGCTACGAAACGAACGACGCAACCGTGATGGGAGATACAGGCCGCAAGATGGTCTCAACTCTTGAGAGCGCGACTGTCACCGCGACAATCTTTCTCGAGTACGGCGCATCTTCTGTTGAAGCGTTGATCTACGCAGAGGTAGGAGCAGGCGACACCACCATCGTCATCACACCAAGTTCGGGGGCAGTAGCAGTTGGGAATCCCGAGATAACAATATCCAATGCGATGATCATGTCCTACACTCCGATCTCAACCACTGTGGGCGACCTCAGCACCTTCACCATGACGGCCACCAACGGCACATGGGTTCGCGCTACTTCCTAACCCGAAAGGTTCCCCGGCATGATTGGTATGACTCTCAAGGTAGAGATGCTCAGTGGAGAGATCCATGAGGCTCCAGTGACTTACGGTGTAGCGGCGCGTTGGGAAGACCAACATCCGCTGACATCTGTTTCCAAGTTCTTGGATGACATGAAGTTCAAGCAGTTGGCATGGCTTGCGTGGGATGCGGTGCGCTCAAGCGGTGTAGTCGTTGAAGTGTTCAGCAAGTGGCTGGACAAAGTTGGTGACATCACTTTCATCCCAAAAGCGGAAGCCAAGTCGGAAGGGCGACCAACCTAATAGCACAGTTGGCGGTGCGCACAGGGATCAGCCCGCTTGATCTGATGGACACCCCACCACAAATAATAGATGAGATGATCCGTCTCATCGTTGAGCAGAACGAGAAACACTGATGGCCGTGGACATGACCGCAAGCATGGAGATCAAAGGACTCAAGGAGTCTCTGAAGATCGTGAACAAGGTGGACAAGAAACTCCGTCTTGAAATTGGTCGTGACATTAAGCGCATCGGTGAGAAGACTGTTGTCGCCGCCATCATGGAGATCCTTCCTCCCGGGGCTCCGATGTCAGGCATGGAACACGCGAAGCGTACGGGCTGGTACAACTCCAAGA